CACATGCATTAATGCCCCTAGTTGATATAGTCGCATTATCTATTCTAAAAAATAATGTGTCATTATATCCCAATATCTCTGCTTCTTTTTTATTATAATATTTCCCTTTTTGCACGTCAAGAAACTCTATTTTCCCATTCACATTTTCTACAACTATAGCATGTCCTCTGTTATTCTCTGTATTCTTCAGACAAATACAAGCTCTCGCTCCATCCCCCCACTCTTTCATCTGTTGCTCAATTTCATCAAATGCAACTTTATTAAAAGTAATTGGTTCTATATTCTCCCATGCAAGCTCTGGCTTATTTCGCAACACTGAATTAGATTTACCAGCAATAACTTTATAATCTCGGCATCTCATTTCATAAGCAATTGTTGAATTAACACAATTATTACTATACTTAATAGCCTGTTTGTCATATGGTAATGGATTTGCTATAAATTTAGGATTTGTCCCTAATAATTTTTCTCCATCTACAAACTCAATCTTTTCCCATGTTTTAGGAATAGATGCAGTATAACCACGATACTGATCCGAAATCCATTTCATTGTTTTTGTCTTATTTAAATCACTGCTCCCCGGCACAACTCTAAGCCGTTCATTCTTCGGTCTGATATCCACATCCGCACTGAACCGCTTATAGTCTGCTGTCTGCTTGCGAAGCCTGCTCTGCAACTCCTTAGTATCTCCACCAAGCACTTTTTGTGCTTCGATTTCTCTCTTAGTAGCTCTGATCTGACGCTCCATTTGTCGCTGCTTCTGCGTTGCATGATAATAATCGTACTTTCTACCATTTACCGTAACAGGTCCCGGCTCCGGTTCCCACTGATTTGGTTCTGATATTCCTTCAAAAAACGGATACATCATATGGCGGCAGTTATATCCAAGCAAACCAGCTGGATTATTGGGATATCCGGTCACATCTTCCAAATTCTGAATTACATACCCTAAACGTCTGCTTTCTTTTGCGTGATTCCCATTATCTAGGGCATACACCTTACCCTGCCAATATGCATGATCCGATTGTCCACAGGAACCATCTGAACGTGCTCCCCAATGGGAACTTACCTCTACTAATGCTCCCTCCGTCTTTTCAATATTCATTATGGTTACCTTACCGGATAATTGTGCAGATGCTGTTCTGATACAATTTCTTACGGCAGTATCCAGTTGCATACTACGGCCGCTCTTATAATCAATTGTTCTTAAGCCACTCTGTGCTAAATTATGCACACAATCATTAACTACTTGCTGCCAAGAATATGCTCCACCGGTCAGTTTTATTAATCCCAAATCTAATTGATTTTGATAAACATCTTTTAATGCTGAAAAGCCGGTATTTTTGAATCCCATTGTTTTTGTAATGTTTCTCAATTCTTTATTTGTCTGTAATGCCATTGCATTTACAATTTGATGAAGTTCATCCCCCTCAGTCAAAGTTTTTCCTGCCTGTCTCCACATTGACAAATCATTATTGAATGACATATTGCCTGCACTGGCTATCACTTCATTTCCCTGCTCTTTAGCTTGTTCTACGATTCCTTTGACTTCTGCTGCAATATATTCTTTATATTCTTTTGTGTTTTCAGCCACAAACATCTGATAGTCTTTGTCCGCCCGTATTAACTTCATAACCTCACTCTGAATCTTCTGCGGTGAAAAACCTTGATTCATAAGTGACTTAACCATAAGTTCTGCCGTCTCTGTATATCGTCCCGTCTTCTTTACACGCCGGGCAATATCTGCAATAATCTCCTGTTCTAATTTCTGGTAAAGCGGTGTTAACTTATCTCCCAATACTTCTATTTGCTTTTCTGTCAGCATAGGCTAATCCTCTGTCTCATCGTCTGTATCTTCCAAATTTCCTTCATTGTAAAGTTTGACTGCCTCATCTTCCGATAAATTGTATCGATCCATCAGATACCAAATCGTGAGTTTAGGAATTTCTCTAAAAGATAATGCATCTGCCCGTTTGCTTTCCATCTCGCTTTGCCGATCCGTAACATACGAATCATCAAAACTCACTGTGATTTCCTCATCCACATTCCAATTTGTACCTTGAAATGTATTAGAAAACCATAGTATTGCTTTACAAATATCCCTAATATAGCTTTCTGCCTCTGTACGCTGCTTATTAAGCTCCTGCATTGCATCTTGTCGCTCCCCAGCATACTCTGTCGCGGTCTTGATTTGTCCATTCTCGAAGCTGTATTTTTTTGTCCCGTAACCGAACATAGTTGACAATAATGATAAGCATAACTCAAAAGCCTTTGTGATAGAATCCACTCTGATTTCCGGATTAATTTCTTGTACCAGGTCTTTCTGATCCGGAAGTTTTTCATTTCCAAGCATTACAAAAGTTTTCTTTATCTGATCATTTGGTGTAATTGGATTTCCACTCTCATCAAATTTGCATAGGATTTCATTGACTAACACCAGTTTATCCGCTTTATCTAAATCGCCAAATAATACATTGAAACATAAATCTACCGCCTTTAATATTGCAATTGCACCATATAACTTTGGATATCCATATCCCAGCATATTGTCAATATTATTAACTTCTGCATTACGCAGGACAGCAAATGGTTTTACACTTCCCAGCTGCACAACAGTAGTACACTCCGGTAATTTAGTCCCATACTCATCGAATACATTTGTCTCTGATACATAATTACCATTTGCATCCATAATAAAATCTACCACTGTAGTCCTCACTTTACCTCCGATCAAGTTCGTCCCCGCAAATGCCGCCTCTATGACTTCATCATTTTCAACCGTAAGTGGTACAAAATTTTCTGCATTGACATAATTAAGGCGGATATCTCCACCTCTTGCAGTGTTATCTGCCATAATATCCGCATTGTCCAATCTTACATAGCATGCAGCGGTTCCCTTTGCTGATACATTCTCAATCTGCTTACGATACATCGCAAGAAACTGATTTTTTCGTAAAATATTCTCCAAGAAACTATTCTGATCTACATCCTTTCCCCCATTAACCTCTGCCACTTCACACAAATTTGCATCATCAGCACAACATCGCTTTGCAAACCCCATTCTGTTAAATTCAAATTGCGTCCCATGAACGGTGGTCCGTTTATGAAAATCTTCAATTACCCGATTAGCATACCAATCATCACACTCTTTAATGATACCCTGTGCTTTATCATTTACGTCATATCCTTTATTTTCCAAATATGTCGCTATAAAATCTCTCATTGTTTTCCTCCTCTATCTGTCTAAATCGATATATTCTACAAAATCAATCCATGAGTAACAAAATGCATCGTACCAGTCATTGCAGTTTCCAATATTCTTATCCTCTGGAATGTTTGGCTTCTTTTCGTCCCACTTCAAACCCCCAAGAGCTTTTCGCAATTTTGTACACGTTCTATTAATCTTTAACCGCCCTGTTGTAAGCAACATATCAATTGTTCTCAAGCGTTCCGATATCTCATTTTTACGACATCCGACTATATTTCGATATGGAAGGTTTGCCTTTCTCGCCGCACTCCGCAAACTGTTAATCATTGTTGTACTAGCAGAATCTGGAAATACCCAATTAACTTTTTCATATTTTTGAATACAAAGGTTATAGAACATAACGAATTCCTGACATATTCGATCAGCGTCAATATCAGGAGTCAACTCCAATCCCTCCTCTTCTGCCGGTCGTAAATCATGATACTTGTTAAAATATAGTGTGCACACCATTGTTGTCATGGATTTATTACCACCGAAGTCAATTCCCACTACTACTTTCGATGGCTTATGAATTAATTTTCCTTTTGCATTTCGCTCCATTAATGGATCTGTTTCATCATACAGGTATGGTTCATTGTTTTCTGCAAATCGCCGGAAGATAATTCCATCTGCTACCGCTCTTTCTCCTGCAATATCCCTTTTATACCAAACGGAACCTTTATCGTAAGTTCCTAATACCTTGCGTATCTTTTCACACGACAGGCTCATATTATCCAACAACGTAAAATGACCGTAATTATATCCATAATTAGAGTTTTTTTCCTGCTGTGTCTCGTGGAACTTAAGGATATCCGTATAATACCAGTGCTCTTCCTCTTTCGGATTCAAGTCATGAAAGATTTTCCGGTCGGAGCTTGAAAGTGTTCGGTCAAATACCTCCTTCAAAAACTTAGGATGACATTCATTTGCTTCGGTAACATATGCCATGCCATAAGTGTTACCTTTTATCAGCTTTTCATCTCCATCCTTACCGCCGCCGGATACAAGTACAACTTTTTCGCCCGTTTTCGTCTGTACATATACACAATCACGATCCTTATATTTTCCTTCCCGGCATCTACCTTCAAAGTAATTCAGCAAACCATATCCGTCACAATCTAATATATTTAATTTTGCCGTTGCATTCGATACACCGGCAACCAAATGAATCTTGTTTGGATGAACTTCTAACATCGAGCAGAATATCAACGTTTGCAACACATTTTTTCCACCACGTTTGCCCCCCTCTGCTACATTAAACCAGCCTTTGAAGCACTCAATAAAATATTCATGTTGTCTTTGGCTTAAAGGTGCTGGTCTATTCATCTTCATGGTCCTCTTCAAATTCTTCGATCGTTCGATTTGGCACAGGATTCTGTAGGATATCTGCTATCGTCTGCATATTTTTTAATATCTCTTCCCCACTGTTATCCTTAAGCTCCGCTTTCTTGCGATCAAATTCCGCTTTATATTTATCATCCGGATGCATAAGAAAATATTTTGTCAGCCAATCAATTGCCTTCTGCTTATCTGCCAGCTTTACTGATATCCCCTCTTTTCCCCTCTTAACTTCTTGGATTAACTGTGTGTCTGTATTTTGAGATTCTTTTAAATCAACTGTGCTGATCATATAGGTATCTTCTGTCTCTGAATCTGTAATCTCTTTCTGTCCAAATGACATGTAATTACCGATATCCGCAAAAGCAATTCGCATCTGCAATTCAACAATATCTTCTTCTCCTGCAATGATCTGTTGACGTTTTATCTCTTTCAAACGTTCTATTTCCTTGCGAACCTTGGGTTTTCTTAGGCTCTTGCTTCCCTCGACCATTGCATTTTCATAGCTGCATCCGTATGCTTTCTGGTAACTCTGTGCCGCATTGAAGGTCCGGCTATAATATATACAAAACATCTGCTGTTCTGGTGTAAGTCCATCATTCTGCAATGTGTCTTTCGTACCATCATCTATAGGTGCACCCTTTTGTTTTTGTGTGCACACCTTTTCAGTTTTGTGTGCACCCTTTTCTCTACTCCACGCATATCTTTTCTTCCAGCTCTTGACCGTGTTAATGGTTGTCCCGTATTTCTCCGCTATATCTTTATATTTCATCCCTGCTATATAATCCTGCTCTGCCTTTTCGTAATTTTCCAATGCCCCACTTCCTTTCCTTAAAAAACAAAAAGAGCCGAATACACGAAACTATTTGTAGTCTCATATATTCGGCTCTGCGGCACTACTTTATGAATATACTATATAACAAAATAAATATTAAATCAATACACCTGATTCTTTATTACTCCACCTATACTACATCATGAGTGCTTCCTCTAGTACCATAGAAAATACCAACCATCGAATATTGACGGTTGGTAAATGTTTTCTAAAGATTTCTCATGATATTTCCAAGTTCTGTTGCTGTTCCCTCTCTTCCATTCTGAATCTTATTCAGCAGGTCATTAATCATTCCCCTTAATTGGCTCACATTTGTTGCTAAATAGCCATCCATTTGTGCTCCACTTAATTCATATATCCTTCCTCGTTCCATCATATCCAACTTATGGTTGATTTCACTGAGTTCATGACTATATTCCTTTAAAATCTCATAATCAAGCTTTTCCATTGTAATTCCCCCAATCATTTGTGATAGGAAAATTATACCACACCAACCGCCGATATTCAATTTTCAATGTTCAATATTATCTGTCAATCGACAGAATCTGACATGCCTTGTCTCATTATTTCATCTAAGCAGGCATTCCAGCCTACCCGATGTATTGATGTGCTAACTTCTTCATAACCGGATTTTAATTCTGGTATTTTCTCCGGCAGTTCCCGGAGCGGACACCAATCCGGCTTTTTCCCGTCTGGTACAAGTTTTCCTGTCGCACAGCACAGATATTCGTCATCATTTTCTGTCTCATAGCACAATGTGCATTTCTGGCACACCTGTTCCGGCATATCAATAATCAATACTGCTTTTGCCATCAGTTCACCTCCGCTGCATTTAATTTTTCAAGACTATCCTGCAAGTCGTGATAATAGTTGATCTGGTCGGTGAAATGCTCGTCCAGTATATCAATCATTTCTTTTTTTGCATCCTCTAAGGATTCTGCTTGCATAAAATCCATGTGACCATCAATCACTGACTGCCATCCTATCTCTTTGCCACAATAAACAATGCTTCCTACGGTGATACTGCCATAATAGGCAACGATGTCTATTTGCTTTTCCCAGTCATCTTGTTCTGGGTCAGCTTCTTTCCACTCCATCCCGCACATACCATCACACTCCTTTCGGCTTTTCGCACCGCTCAAATTCGATACATTACATCGCACATATTTGTCATATGCCTCCTGATAAGTAATTCCGTCAATTTCAGCTATCCTGGCAAGTGGAATTGTTTTCGTGATACTCCTATTTCTTGTTTGCTCTTTTCTCGTTACCCATCTGCAATTAGACGGTTCATAATTTCCATCATTGTCGATTCTGTCTATGGTCAAATCATCACTATAACCGTTCTCCATCGACCAGTCATAAAAATTTTGGAAATCGCTATCCCATTCTGGGCAAACACGTATTCCTCTTCCACCATATCTCTGATAATTCTTGTTGTTCGGTCTGGAACACCTGTCTCTCATTCCAGTCCAAATGTTCCAAATCCTTGATTTTGCCATTCCATGTTTTAAATGCATTGTTGCTTTAACTTCTTTTTCAAGGCAGCCGCAACTTTTAGTTGTTCCGCTTACCAATGAATTCCTCAATATTTCTTTTTCGTTTCCACAATCACATCTGCAAAGCCATATTGATTTTGAACCTTTTCCATTGCCTTTTGTTCCAACCTTTTTTATCGCGGTTAATCGTCCAAATTTCATACCCGCTATATCTTTAGGATATTTCAATATTTACTACCCTCTTTCGCCCGAACCATTTCGGTATTGAATAAAATCGGTTTAATTGCCATCTACACCACCGCCTTTCAACTGCTCTGCGATTTCATCAATATTTCTTGGATGCAATCCAAATGTTTGACACATAACATCTTGCTTGCATGTTTCTGCAAAATCATCAATAGCCTTATTTCTCTCCCTTTTTGCCACCTCTCTTATGTCATCGACAGACACAAGCAAATCGTCCTGTCTGTTACATATCTGGTCGATAGTCATTGTTTGAATTGGGGTTATCATCTACACCGCCACCTTTCACAATCTCAATTGCTTTCGTAAGCTCTATCACTGGTATTGTTCCTTCTGCTTCATCTGCATCGCTACAATCTTCCAACTGCTCCACAACCTTGTCCGGGTCATATGCGGTAGGCTCTGTATCAATTACGTTCTGCACGGCTTTCAGTAAATCTTTTGCAAATGCCATAATTACTTCTTCGTTTATATTATTTGCATAATCCAGTCCATGAGTATTCATTAAATCTCGAATAACATCTTCTGTCCCACTTGTTTCCGAAAAGAAAAAATCTTTTACATGATTCGCATCAATCAAACTTCCCATCGTTCGCCCTCCTGTTCCATGCTTCTACCAAAGCATCAAATACTGCTTTTCTTGTCCATTTTGAAGCATTCCTTGGCATTAATTCACTTTCAAAAAATAGTCTGCAATGGCAATTATTCTTTTTTGTATTTCCTCTTGTGACAACATAAAAAATCCCATCGACTTGAATATTTTCTGTCAAAATAACTTTCACTTTTCCACCGCAAAACGGGCACGGCTTTAATTTTTCGCTCATTCTTCATCATCTCCCAACTTTTGTCCGCATTTATCGCAATACTTTTGTTCGTTACTAATATCATGATGACAAGTAGGACATTCATAGCTTTCAAAACAGCAGTATCCATCCATTACCGGCTTCTTTGGTTTCTGCTTCTCCACCGCCGCCCGGCATTCTTCCACTGTGCCGATTGCACGGTACTGCTGGAGTTCTTCAATCATTGTTAAAATAGTATTTGCTTTTTCCTCTCTACCTTTATATAACAGAGGACTTACATTTGGTTCTTCTTTGGCAATATGGTCGAGAGTTACGACTGCATGTTCTTTTATGCTCTCAATATATTTTACTGCTTTTGTTTCATTCTCTGTCATTCCTACACCTCCAACAGTTCCGGGTTGTCGAATTTGTTGCCGACAACTTCAATTCTCCAGCTATTATCGTTCGCCCAATAATGTAAATCTTTTCTCCAGATAAGATCATCATTCCATTTGATTCTCCATTCTGACTTATCCCAAACAACAACGGCTTTTCCATACTGAGTTTCTACAATATCATTCTCGAATATCAGCTTGCCGTTCTTATCTTTAAGTCCAGTGCACCAACAAATTGTGGACGGATCAATTTCCAGAGCATATAAATCTGATGCGTAATTAGGAACGATATAGTATTTTTCTCTTCCGGCAAATCCATATCGTACCAAACCGCCAATAATCCATTTCCCATTGTCAGTTCGCTTTGCTTTGCATAAATACCTATCTTCCATCGCTATCCTCCATGTCTTTCAATCTCGCTTCAGCTTCCTCTCTGGTAAGGAATACCTTTTTGCCAATATCAGATATCGCAAACCCTCTTTTTTTTGTGCAAAATTCTAATATTTTATCAGAACCAATCGTTACTCTTTGGATCGTCTGTTTAGATATGTCTTTTCCTACAATAATGTAAGCCTTATCTCCCACCTTGCACGGCAACCGCAGAAGTAATCCCTGCTCTTCGGCTTGCTCTCTATTTGCAAGTCTTTCCGCAATCTCTTCCAGGGCTTTGTATCTTCCATCTTTCGCAAGCTGGGTAATGGTAATTCCCTCATCATCCGGTAAATCTGCTGGATGAAATAAAACTTTTCCATTCTCTGCCACATATGTTAATCTCTCCATGTTATCCTCACTTTTCTGCCCGAAGCCACTTTAATAAGCACTCGTAGCAATTACAATTATCATTTTTGTCGCAGTCAATTTCTGCTAACCCATTTTCATTCGGACACATCATATTGACTGCCAGTTCCTCGTCCGTCATGTTCCGAATCCGATCGGCGTTGGTCTGCTTGCTGTCATAATTCTGTATAGTCGCAACTTCTGTAAAAGCCGTAAGCATATCTGCAAAGTATTTTAATGCGCTATCTCTGTCTATATTGTGTGCATCAGATATACGACATATTTCTGCCAATACCTTATTTGTCAGATTACTAAAATCTTCTATTTCCTTATCACTCAAATCTTTGTTCATTGTTCTTCCTCACTTTCCCGGTACGGTTCCGGCAGGGGCATCCAAGCAATTACATCCTCAATCCAATCGTGTCCGCTATCCAATGCATACCCATCATTCACGATGCAGGTATCAACCCACACATGCCTTCCGTCGGTCACAATGATTTCCTGCTCATCATCCGGCATCTTGCAATCGAGATAATATACAATGTCATTAGAAAAACCTCCTGCCTTTCGTTCTTCCTCTGTCATTACATGATATTTAACCGAAATCCACCTTTGTTCCGTGAATCTCAAATTTCTCGCTTCTGTCCTCATGCATTCAATCATCTTACCTGCTCCTTTCCCTCTTCGACTTTCTCTGGATGCACGTCAAGGCATGTTTACATTCCTTGGTGCATCTCTTATTCTCTTCGTATGGACATTTCTTCATAAAATCCTCCTGTTTGTTATCTGGTTCTAAAATTTAAAACTGCTTAGGCAAAACGGAGCTGTCCGGTCTGCTCCTGCTCTATCTTTTACTCCTCTTTGCTCCATCCATTTCCGAGATTAGCGTTCCATCGCTGATAGTCGTAATCAATATCTTCGTCTGGCGTATCATTTTGATATTCAAATTCTTCTGTTTCTTCTCCTGCTACGAATCTTACGATCATGTCCTTCCTCCCTATTGATCTATATTTAAGTTTTTAAACATTGCACGCATCACATTTACGACGATACTGTTACCGAACTGCTTATATAATTGAGTGTCGCTGTTAACTTTTTCCATCTTGGAGATATCTTCATCAGATACTCCCATCAACCGTCCACACTCTCTAGGTGTAAATTTTCTTATACGGTATTTTGATTCGATTCTTACAATCTCTTGATTCTGTGCCGTAAGGGTTGGGCAGATGTTTCCTTTGTCCTGCACTCTCCCTCTTCTTGTTGTGCTTTCAGGGTAGCTTGCATCAAAGCAACCGCCTATTTCACACTCGATTGAACCTTCTTTTGTGGCTTGCTTGATCAGAACAAGATTGTCTTTCTGTACACTCGTCAGGCAATTACTGATTCCCTGCATATTTGGTCCAAGCCGCTGTTCCGTTGGACTTCCGGCTGTTCTGTCTGATGGGTTATCAGGATTTCTGCCACGCATGGCAACTATCTGTTTATCAACAATCATCGGTTCTCTCATCCCCCCCTGCGCAGTCGTAAGAGATGGAGAAATATAGTTTTTATCCCATACATTTCCAGCAAAGCCGGTTCCTCTATCGTCTCCGTACAAATTTCCTAATCTTCTTTGTTTCATTAAAACAACTCCTAAATCGTGGTTTCCAGCCTTTACGCATCTTGCAATCGGATATAAACCTCTTTGAAAATCTGCTGTTACTCCGGTGTATATACTGCCTATTACTTCCATTCAATCACTCCATTCATAGATTGATTTCCAAAACCTTTATAATCCCTCGCCATAAGAGTTGTTGCAATATCAATCTGCTTTTTAATCTGCGTTGCTTGATTGATTAACAACAAGGTTTCCGTCTGACCGCAAGCTTGATATTCCGCAGTCATATCTTGCCTTGATACAGTTTGCAACTTCTCGTTTTTTCGGTTCTTTAATCGTTCCGTCAACGCAGACCTGTTCTGTTCTGTTCTGTTCTGTTCTGTTCTGTTCTTAGCATTGTATTTTGCAAAGTACCATTGTCAATGAGTGTCCTTATCAGCTTTTGAGTTTTTTCATTGTCAATATAATATTTCTCATCTACACTATCCTCCAGGTAATCCTTGAGTCTTTTTTCAAGCGGTGTTGGTTTTGGAAATTTATAGTTAAACTCTCCCAGAAACGAGAACATAAAGCATCTGTTCCTGTTTTGTGCAACGCCGTAGTTCTTCGCGTTCAGGTCCTGCCAGTAACTCACATATCCAAGACCTGTCAGAAAATCTATCCAGTTCTGGAAGTCCGTTTTATTGGCATCCGCATGTACTTGTGGTACATTTTCCATGAAGAGAATCTGCGGCAGCTCTCCTCCGTTTTCCTGTATCTCACAAAGAATTCTTTCCACTTCCCATAATAGACCAGATCTTGTGCCGCTGCCCTTTTTCATTCCTGCCTGCTTCCCGGCAACTGACAGATCAGTGCACGGAAACGAATATGTCATAAAATAGCAGTATTTTTCAGTATCACAGATGTTTAGATCAGATGCATGAACTTTTGTAATGTCCATTGTCGGGAAGTCAGTACCATGCACCGCGTTGTAACTGGCAATCGCATACTTGTCGAACTCCACTACGCGATAATGCTCAAATTTAGCACCTATATCCCGTAATGCCATAGCCTGTGAACCATACCCGGCAAAAAGTTCGATCAACCGAATAGGTTTTGTGATACTTATTGGCTTTCTGATTAGATCAAATATATTGATCTGGTCTTCACACTCATAATTAAATTTATCTAAATCACTCATTTTTCCGTGTCCCGGCTCCTTTCTTGAAATATTTAATTTTGTGCCAAATAACACATAATTCCACATTCTGGCATAATCTCTGTATTCATGTCTCCCCTGTTCGGATCCAACTCATCCAGATATACCGGACCGTTTTTGTCTTTCAGCATGGAATGCCCGACTTCTCTTTCTAACTTCGCCCGGCTTTCAAAGACTTCCGGGAAATCCTTTCGAATGTGGTTCCAATAACCCATACCGCCTTTTACACAGCCGACACAGTTATTGTTCGCATATCCCAGCTCGTACATCTTTGGCCGGGCAAAATCAAAAGTCCGTTCAAACAACCCATGTACCTCTTCTTTACTTAATCCTTTGTCCATGAGTGGAAATTCATGTGCTGCCTGTAAATTGGCTTCTACTGTTCTCTCTGCTCGGTTTCTCTCCTTAAGATCAAAACCCCAAACATATGTCAGATCACAATCCTTGTGCTGTTCCTCCCACTCTTTTCTCACCCTCTTTTTCAACCAGTTCGTGCAAGGTGCGAATCCATTCGCCGGATTTCTGAAACCACCAAAGGTCCTTACACAATCTTCCACGCACCGATATTCTTTCGATTTCAATATCTGTATTTCTTTACCGATTGCATTCTCGCAATCCTTAATGAATCTGATACTGTCCTCATGTTGGTCTTGGATGTCTATGTAAATCCATTCATCTACATCCCCGGCAAGATACCCCGCCATAAAACTAGATATTCCTGCACTTATCCAACATACTTTTAATTTTTTCATGACAACCACTTAACAGATTGCTCTGTGTCCGTGGATAAGGAATTACGGCTCCCAATAGTGCCATACGGCACCGCTAATTAAATTCCTTTTATTCTCGCCTTTCTTCACCTTTAGGCGGTCAACCTTGGTCTACCAAGGCTTCTGTCATTACTCCTTTCTCAAATCAAACATCATTTCTTCTTACCTCTTTTAGGCTTAAACTTATAAACATCATTCTTCTGCCGGCTTATCGCACTGCGGTAACCGTTTAATTTACTTGCTCTGCTTTTGCTCATCTGCTCCCCCTCTCTTCACAATCTCTCTCACTATCCCGTTTCGGGCAGTTCATCGGACTGGACTTACAGCCACTGTTGATCCTGACCCATATCTTGGTGCAGATATAAATGCCCGGCTTTTTGTACTGGTCCGTGACCAGATGACGGTACTCGCACTCTGCACACTTCGGTATATCAATCCTGTTATTCCTGCATCCCTGTGTAACCTTGCTGGACAATTTACGGCTGCGCACAAAGTATGCGACCGTTGTAGGCTCAACATAGATCTGCTCCTCTTCTGCCATGTGGTCAGAAATGTCGGCGAAAGTACAGCCTGCATCCAGCAGTTCTTCTACCCTGTCACGGTAGCTATCAAGCATACATCCTCGCTTTCGTCCACTCATCTAACCACTTCCCTTCCGCAAGAGGTTCTTTTCCAAGGCATCATAGTCATAATTGCGCTGTTCAAAATTGCAAAACCTATTTCCGTTGGTATTATTGGGTTTGGCGGCCATATCCTTCCGCGCCCAGTTTCGCATTGCAGCTTTCCAGTCTTTCATCTTGTTTTTCCCTACCATCCACCCGTTAGAGGTGTAGTAATTCATAAACCTCTCAACATCAACATCCGTGTAACCTTTTTCCTGACAATAGTCCATCACATCCTGTTTTGTGGGCGGCGTGAAACGCACCACACTATTATCATTATCCTTATCCTTTACCTTTTCCTTTACATTATCCTTTTCCTTAGGTTCTGCTTTGGTTTTATCTTGGTTTTGGTTTGGTTTGTCTTTGGTTATTTCTTGGTTATCGTTTGCTTTTGGTTTGGTTTCATCTTGGTTATCGTTTGGTTCTTCTTTGGTTACAGGTCTGCCACCTTTGGTTCCGTTTTGGTATCTCTTGTTATTAGCATCTATCTGTGGCTTCGCCATTAAAAAGATCGCCGTATGCACTCCATGTTCCTCTGGGATCACACCATCCAACCCATAATTAATAACTGCCCACAGTGCCTTTAACTGCTCCTCCTTTGGAAGAGCCTTGATCGCTTCTGCAAAGCTGCGGTAAAAAACAACACTTTCTCTCATTTCCCACCGCCTATCACATCAGAAATGCTTATTTGATTACGCTCCAGTTCATTGTTTTGGCATTTTAAGTATTTATCTATTTCAGATACCTTTTTACGATTCGTAAGGGTTCTGTGGTTTTCCTGTGCCCGGTAAAGTCTTACCAAATGCATCTCATCATATGCCGGCTGAAAGTATCCTTTTCCGTCCTGCATATTCAAAATGGGATGTTCCCGGTTACATTCTTCCTGGATCATATTTCTTATTTTCCGGTCGGAAAGTCCTGTTAAAATAACAAGCTGCTTTCTGGTTACTGCATTCTTATGTCCGACCGGTATGTAATCAATGATTTTCAACAACACCACCTGCTTTCGTAATCGTGACCTCTGTCCGTGGGTTTTCTCTGTCATACAGTACACGACTTCCATCCGTGCTTACAATAATCTTGCAGTTATCGTCTGCTATGACGTTATATTTAACTAAAATGTCATGTAGTGCCTCATGAAGATTCGTAAGGTCTACCCGATGGCGTGTCGGCATGTAATAGACAGCCTTGACATTTATGGGATAATCAATCTGTTTTGTATCCGGCATATACTTTTTACAGTCTTTCTCATATTTCAAATATGCCTTAGATGGCAGTATCATAGGTCTGTTCTTGCAGACCACGATCCTCTGGCTGTTCTTTTTCGTGATCGGCTTTCCAAGGATCGTAAACATTAATTTTTCCATACCGCTCCTTTCCCCTCTGCCATTTGGCAGAGGCTTTTATTTGCGTGATATATTACCGATAAGCAGTTTCTTTCGTACACACCCTCAAGTGCACAGGTGTTTCAACCTAAGTATGATTTTCCAAAGATTCTTCTAAAATCTTCCCTGCTTCCATAATGGCTTTCAAAATATTTCTGTGCCATTGTTTTGAGCTTTGTGTCTATCAATTTTGCCCCCTGCCCTGCGTGCACACCATTGGGATGCAGATCCGGCCGGAGTGGTATAACAAAGCCATATTCTTCACTATGCTTTCTATTAGGATTTCCACCGAAGATATGATGCCTCTCCACCGGAGATGCCCCGGTAAAATAGCAGTGGTCCATATCATCCGTGAAAACACTCCACAGTTTTTTACTCATAAATTCCACTCCTGCTTCATACGCATCAGTTCATTCGGTGTAGCTGTTTCTATTCCCAATTCTTTTGCGTCTGCAACCGTCCCATCAATCAATGCCGACATTTCCTTCGTGTCATATGTATGGCTGCCGCGATAGACTTTATAAAATGTAGCTGCCGCTTCGTATTTAACCGGAATACAATGTATACTTTCCTGCTCCCACATAAATTCTTCCGGAGCATTGGTTTTATAAACCATAATCGAGCCATCCGGTAATAACTGAGGTTGTCCATATCGGCAGATCAGAACATTTTTTGCTTTTGCTTTGGAGATTGTCAATGCCTCTGCAATCTTTCCAACTAACACATGAAAATATGCATTGGCATCCAGCGACCGTTTTCGCGTGTACCTGGTAGCCTTAATTTTGAGCTTTTCATAATTTTTCAACCTGTCATATTCACTTTTTACAAGTTCATTCTCATTGATTTCAAACGTAAGCAAAAAATGATTGGTCTTAAAATCCAATGAAGCTCCAACTGCCCGCCCCGTAACTTCCACTAGCCATCACTCTCCTTTTTTCCTGCATTTGCAGCGATTGTGACTTCTAATTTTCTGATCAGGCGATTCCACTGGTTAATGTCCAGTTCCTGCAACGTATCAACACGAAATAATTCCGCAGCACTTTCCATTGTTACATGGGCTTCTTTTAGCTTTTCTAACAAGACGGAATATTTAATATCATCAATCTTCTGCGATGGATACTGTTTAAATACAACATCCATATTCTGGTTCACTATCTCCAGTTCATCAATTTTCCTGTCTGAAGTGTACGAGATCCGATTGACAAAAAACTTATCTCTCGTTGACGTTTTTCCGTTAGAGTCCGTCTTAATATTGCAATAATTGCTTGGAATCCATATATATGGTGCTGTATAAAGCTCACGCCCGATTCCGTGTTTCACACAGGCTCTTTTAAATGCATCCGAAGCTCTTCCTTTTTCTTTTGCCGTATAAGAGGCTGTTCCAACATCTTCTTTTGATATCCACATCTTTTTTTCAGAATCCCATACAGAAATGATGCAATACAAATCTCCATCGATCACCTCATATCTGTCCTGCCATCCGAGTTCCCCAAACTTTTCATCCAAACGTTTTTGTCCATCTCTGGATGTCACATACAAAAGCAAAGACAATCCCTTTTCTGATATCTGCTGCACCCTGCAACTTATCTCATTTGCCTGCAATAAATTTTCCATTTATACCTCCACATTTCTGACCATACCTTTTAGACATTCATCACAGATCTTTATTCCCGTAACCTCATGGTATGTTTCATCCTGAATATGCTCACCACAGCAGTCACACACCGGAAGTCTTTCGAGTTTCTTCTGCTGATCCCACTCGTGGCGAGTCCATAAACCATAATTGTCCACTCCTTTATTCCTCTTCCTTACAGCCTAAGATCAGTTTCAGTTCTTTGGCATTGACATAGTTATCCTCCTGTTTTTCTAAAAACTCAGAAACAATTTTCAATTTTACTGCTCCTTCAACAAGTTCCTTATATTCCTTTGTCGTTAATTTGATCATCTTAAAAATTCCTCCATTTCCATCTGTTTATAATTTGTCGAGAGTATCATTTTGCGTAGCACCGCCCTGCGGTCTGTTTTCTGCCGCATTTTTTCAGCACACTCATCACAGATACGTCCCTCTCCGGGATCCAGTGTGCATCCACAGTCCTCGCATTTTCT